CTTGCCGTAGGGCAGTTCAGCCCCAACAGTTGGCCCAGCGTAAATGACCTGACCTATGATCCGTTCCATAATGCGCTAAAATCTGTCGTGGATTCCGATGCTACAACATCGAGATGTTCTGCCGGAATCATCGGGAACAGATCATCGTAGTCCGGCAGCGGGCGCGCGCTTGGCAGCTCCCATCTGGTAATCATCTCTCCTATGTAATGCGGGAAGGTGTGCTCTTCGATCAGCTTCCACTCAATCGGCATCACGATCGGATAGGCATCATTTATGCCTTTCTGCCCGTAGCTGGTGAGAGCCTGTGAGACCACTTCGATCATGTTTATGACGTCCAGGTAACCTTGGCTGTTTGGGTTTTCATCGTAAGCGTGAAAGAAGATGCGGACAGTTACGTGCGTCACCAGCGGTTCGATCTTTGCTTCGATGGATTGCACGGTGATCGAAGGAAAGTCTGGCAGCTTGTCAAAGTCCACCGCGCCCGTCACAGTGCGCGGGACACGGCCGCGGAACACCTGCGGCGGCACCTTTCCGGTGAGCGTCTGCGCCCGCTCAGTCGGATCGTACGAAACGATCGGGCCATCCGGCGGTATGGTCGTGCGCGTGTTCATTATTAGTTCCAGTTCCCTACGCTTGTCGCAGTGTTGCTCCCTATGGGCCAGATTTCAAAAAACGTGTCCGTAGTAACTACTCCTGCTGACGCATTCTGCATGCCTATCTCTGGTATAAGAGTGCCACCTGTAGTAATTCGGATCATGCCATTGAGGTCAAAGGCACAATTGGCATTCGTGGTTCCCGCCATAATAAGCGTTGAAGCGGCAGTCGTAGAGTAAGCTGTAGCACCCCCAACTGTATTATTAGCCTTGGCTCCATTTAACACGTAGAGAACATTTTGAACGGTAGCCGTACCACCAAATCCAAATTGTAATCCAGAAGTGGTGACGCTTAGACCAGTAAAATTAGCGACGCACTTAAATCTATAAGTAGTGTTCGCTGCTAACGTAATCGCGCCGTTGGCAAGCGGTCCGCCAGTCCCGCCAAAGAGTGGTTGCAGCCCGACTTGATTAAGCAGGTTGAAAGGACTGGAAAGCGCGACCCATGACACCGTGCCGGTAGATGGAGCAGGCGTCGGCTGATACGTGACCGTGTTCGTACTGGTCACAACCGGATACGTGCCTACGGCTGGATTGGCCGGATAAGTGACGCCGTTGACCGCACTCGTAGTAGTCGTGATCGCCGTTGCGCCGCTGCCTGTCGTATCGCCAGTGAGCGTGATCGTCTGGTTGCCGGTAATGAAGCTGGGTGCTCCGGTGATCTTGCCCCATGCAAGCGTGGTAATCCACGCCGGGTTCGAATAACTTCCGCTCGTCAGCACAACCGGATCAGTGATACCGTAACCTGCTAGTGTAGTAGGCTTGGAACCGATCTGGGCGAACGTGTAATCATTCGCAGCCGCAGTGACTGTGCCTGTCCGACTGAACACGCTTGCTACCGGTGGCGTAGGAAGCGGCAACGGCGCATAGAACGCAGCGTAATCCCCGGCTTGCGCGGTGACAGCGCCGGTGCGCGTGAATACGCTTGTCACGGGAAATACCACAGGAGTCGGCGTCGGTGTCGGGGTCGCCGTCGGGGTCGGCGTAGGTGTAGGGGTCGGCGTAGGTGTAGGCGTCGGGGTCGGAGTAGGGATGCCCGTAATCTTCGCGTAAGACAGTGAAGTGATCCAGACTGGATCGGGATACGCAGCGGTCTTGTCGACGGCATTGGTTATCTGTGATGCAAGATAATCACCGCTCTGCGCCGTTACCGCGCCTGTGCGTCCAAAGACGCTTTGGACAGCGCTGCTGCCGCCGCCAATCACCGTCGCGCCTGTGACATCCAGCGTCGAACCTCTGGGCATAAGCAGCGTATCATAGAACGTCTGCGTGCCGTGATATTCGGTCGGCACGCTCACCTTGCCCTGCCCGAACGAAATGGTCGCAGTAGCCATAAGCACGCTAAGGATGCGGATAAACATAACGCACCATCTCGGTCCACTGTTGCGTGGTGGGATTAAAGACCTCCAGCCGGACGCCGTAGTCGGGGCTGCAATCAACGAAGCGCGAGTTTGCGCCGACATAGCGAACAGTCGGCGGTTGCGCTCCGCTGACTTCCGAAGTCTGGAAGAAATTAACTTTCGGATTATCAAGCAGGTAGGTGTCCGTGAACAGCTGCGTAATGAAAGCAGCCAGCTTGTTTTCAAGGTCATACGCCGTATGGATGCGCAGGCCCGTATCGAGTTGTTTATAGAGAGTGGTCGGCGGCATATCGCTTACTTCTTTTTCACACTACCAAGCAAACGTTCAACCTGACTATTGATGCGCTTGACCAGCGTCGAAGCCATTTCTTTTCCGACTATGTCCTGCACGCGCGGCTGACTCGCCATGATCGATGCGCCTATTGCCAATCGCCGCCTGATTGGCAATCGCGTTTTGCCGACACGCGTGAAAATACCGACGAGCGCGTTCGGCATTCTCGCAACGAAAGCGTGCGGCAGATTGCCACCCTTGCCAATGCGCACTTCGGCACGCACCATGCGCGGATGCTTTGGCGGGTTCTTAGGTGTGTATTTGAATTTCTCCAGGCCGAGCATCCCAGACCTGACGGTAACCGAGCCGCCGAGATGCTCTGGAGTTGCATAGTGAACATCTGTCGGAATGTCTCGCGCCTTGATTGTATACTCTTTGCGAATCTCGCGTTTAAGAACTGTGCGCCCGTGCGTAACTGAGGTATTGATTGCTGGCACCATCACGCGTGAAATGCCGTTCTTGATTTGGCCGATTACGCCGATCAATTTTGCGACTGCGCTGGCATCGAGTTCAATTTCGACCATACATCGAAGGCTGTGAGCGGTGAGCGTATAGCGAAAGTTCGTAAAGTGATTCCTGGTCCGTGCAATCGAGCACTTCCCATGGCTGGTTGGCGGGCGAATAAATCAGCTCACCCGCCACCGGTGCGCGCGGCAGATACTTGTGCTCAATATAACAGCGGACATCGCCCATGAAGACGCCGTGAATCGTCACGACCGGCTGCATTTTCACTGCATCCTTGTCCCAAACCACCGGAGCCGTGAATATGATAAAGCCGCCTGCCCCGTCACCGATGCGGAACTCGCGCGTCGTAGCGAACTCCAGGATGTTCATAAACACCCGGTCGAGATCGGGAACGAACTGGTCGCGCAAACTCACGGCTAATGTGCTCCGATAAAGAATGCCAACGTGACAAGGCCAAGTCCGAGATTTTGCCAGCCAATCGCACGAGGCCCGCCGCCGGTCTGAAGAACCGGCAGCAAAGCCCCGATCAGGAACGCGATGGCTCCAAGCAGCAGCAAAATCTTAAATCCGCTCATTTGCTATGTCCTTTATGAGAGGACTTGTGTGACGCTTCGTGCTCGGCACTCTGTGGTCCACGATCTTCGTCACCAACTTTGGGCGCGCTACTGTCCTCAGCGAACTTGGCGTCCGTGACGTCGTATGGGCCAACACCCGCGCCACTCATCGCCTGCACAATGCAGATGCCGAGAATGTCCAGCGGCATCGGTAGCGGGCAACTGGTCAGCCTGTAAAACAAATGGCCATTTTGTTCATCGCCATACACAAACGGAATCCTGGCCGTCTGATAAGTGACGAAGCGCTGCGCGCGTGCATCCTCAAGCTGAGTGAACGCACCGTAAACGATCTTGTTCTGATGATTGGTCGACGCCATGATCGCCAGACCCGGCGGAATCATCGGAAACAGGTTTCCGAAGTCGTCTTCGAAATATTCCGCATAGGTGTAGATCTCTAAACCTGGTATACGGCCGATCAACACTACCGCTTCGTCTTGAATGATCGGCTGGATCAAACCGAACTCGAACCTGCGGTTGTGGAAAAAGTTGTAAACTTTTTGGTTATTGAGGAACGCCTGTCGCGTGTCCTGACTCATCAGCACAACGTTGGGACTGATACCGGAGAGCTTGATGACCTGCAACCTTGCCAGCTCCAGATCATTGAGTGGATCAGCGTTCGTGGTGTCATTCCAGAATGTGGCTGGAACATAATGGTTGCTGGTCACGCTCACGTTCGGCGCGGGACTGGGGCCAACGCCCATGTTGCCCTGCCCCGGCGTGGCGTATTCCAGGTAGGTGATGTAATCGGTGTAGCCGTTGTCGGCTGTCACCGCGATGCTGCCATTGATGAGAACATTGCGGCACATCCATTCCTCGCGGCGGGTAATAGCTTCATCGAGGTAGATTGCGTCCTCGGCGAGGAGGTCAGCCGCACGATCGGCTGCCTGACGACCCTGGTAGATCGTCTCGCCGGGCAGACGCGCCTCAAGGTCTGCGGTGCGCAGGTTGCGCACAGGCGCAATGCGCGGTGCTCTGAAGAAGCGCGTCTCGTAACCCATACGCTCCATCACTTTGCCACCGACAAGTGGAGCAACAAAAGGAGCCATCCTGCGGCGGCCACGTCTGAAGTCGAACTCAACAAGTGAGGTGGGCGGATATTCGCGCGCAGCGAAAAAAGTGTCCCGCAGGAACGTATGCGCGATCGGTCCAACGTCGAACGCTTCCAACAGCGTCCTAGGTTCATAATTTGGGTTCTGTAACATAGGATTTTCTTATCTCCTTTTGTGTTGTTTTTAGGGTGAAATCAGGGTGAAAACGGTCCGGAAATTACTGCCTTGTCCAGCACGATTCCCATGACAGCCAGCCGCTCCTGGCCAGCTGCACTAATGGTCGCGCTGCCGTCCGCATACTTGATTTGGTTGAAGTCGAACGTGCCATTGATAGCGACACCGA